AATCAACATAAATTCATTTACATCTTGACCTTTGATGCCAAAGAAATCACGTTCAGTAAATTGACGATAAGCAATAGCCATTGGTTTACGCAAACCTGGATATCTGTCTTTCATTCTACGTTCGATACGTGCATCTTCAATCACATTCAAGAATGTAGAGAATGCAGAACCGCCAGCCTTAGCAGACTCAACGTATGATTGTGGTGTGTCTAATGCGTGACCCACTTCATGCCCGACCAAGAGGTCTGTCATTTCAGGTGTGGTGTCATTCATAATAGGAAGAGTAAGACGGCGATTCACGATATCGAATGATGCAGTTTGCACCTTGCGATACTCTACCGAAATATTCTCTGTAGCAAGTAACTTTGCTAAAGTGGATTTTGAAATTTGTGTATTAAGCATGTATGTATCTTAACTCAAGTGGATTAAAATGTCAAGCGGTTTCTGCAACGGGCTGTTGTACAATGGCAACAGTCTTGGGACGGATGATAACTGTCTGTGGCACTTCAATATCGTTTTGTTTATAGTAGCGGTGCATTTTTACAGTAGCGGTAATTGTTGCAGTTTCACCTTCAGCAGGAAAATCTGCATTGCCGCTGAATACAATTACGTTGCCATCGGCATCTTCACATATACGGAGAAGACTGGTGCCAGAATCAGCCCAGTAAAATTTGGGACGGTCAACGACAATTGCTTTTTTAACTGTTAGAGTAACAGTAATCTTTCTCTTTTCGGTGCCAACGAATGTACGGGTTGCGTTTTTCTCTGCGGCTTGTGCAATCCATTGTGCTTTGCGTTCGGCTTGGGTGGTGATAGACTTACGTACAGCAAGGACTTGTTTTTCTGTCAACTTGCCATAACTGTTCAACGCACCAAGAAGGTTTGAGTAGAAAGAATTTCTCTCAGAATTGTTAACAAGGAATTGAACGATATCGCCAGCATCAGGATACGTTTTGTAAAACGTTTTGGTGGCATTGTTTATGATGTTGCGCTTGATAGCGGCTTCATATGCGGCAGGATGTTCAACGTATGACATAAGTTCCTCTGTAATCTCAATCTATATATAGAGTATAGCACAGTAGGAACGAATGTCAACGATTATTTGATGTAGTGTTGCACTAAAACAACACATTTGTGTGAAATAAAGGGCTTTTTCTTAAAAAGACAGTAAAAAACCTTTTAAAATCAACAGGTTACGGCTTGTAAAAAACAAAAATCGGTTCATACTTCAACCACATCCCGTTCACCTTGCAAAAATTCTTTGCTTTTGGCAAGCCAGTGTCAGGGTCGATACGATTGCCGCCTGGCATTTGTGCTAGTGCCATCTTAACGACACCTTTGAATTGCATACCGAGTGATTCCAAAATGTCTTTGCTATCTTTTTCAAGTGGTAACATGTCAGCACCAAACTTAGCATCAGCAATATTCCACAGTAAGTATCTGTCATTACGCAAATACTCAACAGCAGTCTCTAGCGTTGGACGCAAGAAGCCTTCACGCCATGCATCATAGCCAGTAAACTTTTTATATGATTGCGTTGGGTCTTCACTATACGCTTCCTTAGCAAAGTAAGGAGGGCTAGTGAACACCATATCTAATTCGCCCTTGTACTTTTGGAACGAACTATCATCTCGGACAACTTCAGAACCAAGTTGAAAAACTTCGTAAGTGTTGGACTGTTCAAACAAAACTCCTTCGTTCTTTGCGGAGTTATAGAACTCAGCCAAGTCGGCATATTTAGTACTAGGACTGCCGCTATCGCCAACAATACTGTGGTCGGTATTAGGATCAGTACCCACATAGTGTAAAGGAAGAGAAGTGCGAGAAGCCATAGCACCCAAAATACGCCCACCCCAACCAGAAGAGGGATCGTAAACAACAATTCTATCTTGGTTCTTAACGTGTCTAGTAAATTTTTCATAGAGAAGTTTCGCAGTCAATGGTGGAAAGTTAACAGCATATTGGCACCACGATACACGGAATGCTTTCAAGCCGACAGGAAAAATCTTTTGTCCATACTTGTACATACGCAGACGATACTTCTTTTGGTCATGCGACTTAATGTTCATTGTAGATTTAGATGGAAGTGTCTCTAAGATATCTTGCGTTACTTCAAGATACTTTGCATCTTTAAGTTTTTCATTGTAGCCGCTATACTCTTCGTCATCATCACGACTCTCTACCCAATAGTCATAACCATATTGACGAATGTTGTTTTCTTCAAACCAACGAACAAAATCATTGCCATTCTTAAACTTTACATTATAAGAACCAACGTTGATAATCTCATTGACTTTAACTGTATTTGAATATGCATAGAATGAATCACGCTTGAAGTGTCGCTTAGAATACTTCAATGTCTTCTCAAGCAATTCATCTTTTAGAAAGTGGTCATAGATTGAAAGCCCATCGTCATTCTTTGTATAGTTAATGCGTGTCTTCATCATAGTTGGGAACCATTGATTAGCGGCATTGCCAACTACACTAGTGTTTCTGATTACATCTTTCTCACCAGTCAATTCATCAACATGTTCAAACTCATGCACAGAGAATCCATACATCTCTTTGAATTGTTTTTTGATTGCACCTTCATCCCAACCAACTCTTGGTGGTTGACCCATAGTGTCCCATGAGTGTACGACTGCTTTACGCAAATCGATGAACCATTGACGAAATTCGTCTTCACTCATCCATTGCACTTCTTCAAATGTCTTGTTTGTTTCATGGTTCAATAACCAATCATTACGTTCATAAAAATGTTTTGTCATGTTATTTGTTTTACTGTTATTCCACATTTATTTAGGAAACTGATACCTGCATCATCACGATAGTCTTCGGCATAGAAGACTTCTTTAATACCTGTTTGAAATATCATTTTAGCACAGTCTATGCATGGAGCGCAAGTGATAAACATACTTGCACCATCACCACTTTCGGTAGACTTTGCAAGTTTTGCAATTGCATTAGACTCGGCATGGAGAACCTCTGGTCGAGTTTTAAGTTCTTTACTGAAATGATTGTAGTCATATCTAGGATCACTAAGATGAACATCGGCAATATATTCACAATTATTATCCCATCCGCTTGGCATACCATTGTAGCCAATAGAGATGATTCTGTCATCTTTAACAACAACAGCACCAACTTGTTTGCGTCTAGCAGTACTCAATTCGGCAAAGACTCTTGCAGTCTTCATGTATGCGCCAAGATATTTGTCTTTAATCATCACAACGTTCTATATAATTAAAATTAATCAAGCATCTAACCTTTTGGTCAGTACATGTTGTTCCAGTATGGAGAGTGTTTTGGTCAAAAATAACAAGTCGATTTCCAATAGATTCAATTTCAGTACCATCTTCAAAAATTGTCACACCATTGTTGGTGTTCACATAATATATTGCAGTTTTTCTTCCATTAGATTTACTGTTAAAATCGACATGATAGTCAAACACATGTCGCACATCAGTTCTAGTATTTAAGTTTGCTTTAATGCGTATAAGTGCCTCAGGATTTAAATATCTTACAATAGGCTCAACAATTTGAAATAGTTCGCTTCTTACAGCATAGTCTCTATAAAATAAATGAGTAAATTGATAATCGTTTAAATTGAACGATTCCGATACTTTAAAATTATTGTAGAACCAAGGAAACATAGCTTGTTCTAAAAAATTATTCTTAGTTGATACATACAATTCTTCAGGCAAAACATTATCAATTATTTTATATTCACATTTCATTTTATTCATTCTTCTCTAAGTTGTTTTTGGTCAAAACGTTTTTCTTGAATCGTTTTTTCTTTCCACACTTTTCTAGGATTTGCACACATCACACAATTTGGATTTCCACAATCTAATACATGATGTTTGGCCAATTGATGAGGAGATTCAACTGGTATATTGTATGCTTTAGCAATTCGTAATTGCTTTCGTATTGCATTTTCGTCTTCAAGTAATCTCTTAGAATGTTTGAATTTATCTTCTTCTGCACTCATGGTAATCTCCATTTTTAATAGTAACTAAACCAACCAGTTATAACATATTTTTCTTGCGTAAGAGATGTTATACCCCTATGAGTATGGGTCCAATCTGCTGGCCATATTAAAGTTTTTCCTTTTTTAGCTTTCACTTTAATATTTTGATGAAAAAATTCTGTCTCTCCTTCATCGTCAACATCATTAAGATATGTCATAAACACAAGATGCCTATACGTTCCTGGAAAACCACTATTACTACGTTCGCAATGATATGCTAAATATCCTTCAGTTGGATTATAGTGTTGAATTGCTATATTTTCACGAATAGACCATCGGCCCATGTTGGCACTAAATGGATATTTGTGCATATACACATCAACAACCTTTTGCAATGCTGTTACATATTTTTGACCCAAGTCATTTTGAATTAACTTAACATCAGTTGAAATTTTAACCTTTGAGATTTTAGGAATTAAATCAGAACCAAGAATTAGACCTGGATTTTTATCGGAAGATTTTTTATGAAAATTAATTAAATCATCGCATATCGACAGGTCTTCAATATAGTGTTCTAAAATAAAATTATTCATTACGCTACATTCCAGATTAGTGCGCCTGGTTTCCCGCTACTCACTACAAACTGCCAAAGTTTAGCATCGTAGTATTTTTCAGATGGATATGGAGGTGCTTGACTCTCTTCAACCACTTGGTCATACTTGTAAGGTGAACGCATAGTAATAGCACGACCCTTCTCATAGTCACTCATCTTGTGTCCAATCTCTACTGCATATGCAGGCACATCAGGAAATGCCATTTGCAATCCACGATTCAATGTTCCGCTTGATGCAACAGTCCAAATCTCTGTTGGCTTGATATTTAAATCTCTAGCAACTTTAACAATTGATGCAAGCACAGATGGATGTTCTAATCCTAAAGGCAAGCATTGTCTGCGCTTTGTATCTTCTTCTTGATAACGTCTTGCTTTTGCTTTTGTCACAGTAAGCATACCATTGTCAACCCAATGAATCGTGCCTCCAAGGTCAAGCACTCTTTGTTGATGCCATGTAGGTTCTTTGCGTTTAGCCATAAAGAACGTTGCTTTTTTTCCATAGAGATTACACACATACGTTAATGATATAGGACCCCAACCAACTTTGTTTGCGCCGCCAAAGACCCATTCATCACATTCGGTAGTCTTTACCAGATGGTCGATGAATCGACTCTTACTTCCATACTCTAATAAGTCATCACGCACAACATGAAAGCCATGGTGCATTTCAACTATCGGTGCAGGGTTTGGGTCTTTCCATCCTTCTATTATATCAGAAATTTCTGACGGATACAAGCGACTCATACAGTTCTCCTTCAGAAATTACGTCTATGACTAAATGAATTCTATTCTCTGTTCCATTGTTGACTGCTTGATGCGGCTTACGGGTATCTAAGAACCACAAGTGCCCAACTTCCATATGAACTTTTTGTGCATTACCTTTTGTATCCCATACAGTAAAAATCATGTTTGGATTGGTAATGATTGGAATATGCAGTCTTGCAAGTTTGCCTTTAGAGCCACCAGAGTCTTTATCAACTTGGTCTGTGTGCCGTTCGAGTTCTCCACCGCCAGGTTTCAATTGCATGAAACGAACACGATGCACTTCTTTGTATTTACTTAGCAACTCACGCACTTCAGGAAACATATCGTAAAGTGGTGTGTCTTGCAATTCAAATTTTACATCTTTGTTTTTTTCTTTCCAGTCATCACTCATCTCTGAAGGTTTTGTAATGAATTCTGGTTCTGGACGATAACCACGTAGTGACAATGCAGACCATGCTTTGTCTTTGTTGTAGTTACTGTAATGATTTGTGAATGCAGGTAATGTTGTTAACTTAGCAGAAACAGATTCAATAAACTCTGATGTGATTGTACCAACATTCTTGATGCTTAGATATTCTGTTGATTCTACTTTAGGAAACGAACGTGGAATAGGACTGTTACTCTTAAAATAAATTGCATATACTTCTCCGTATGTTGTAATCTTCGGGCCAACGTAACAGAAACCTAACTCTTCAGCCAATGCACAATGTGCTTTATTTTCTGCCCATACGGTTAACCAAAAATTGCTTCCTGACAATACAGAAATTTGTTGTTTGATAGTATTGATGTTGCCCGAAAGTTTTCCAATCGAAACATCACCCTTTACTTTTGTTGCAATAACTGTGTCACCATGCATTGTAATGTCTGATGCAACTTTGTTTACTGTTACGTCAATCATTGCGTCACCAAGCAAAACAAGAGTTCCTTTTTTCAAAGACTCTGCAATGTTATTCTTCTTATACTTTGCAAAAGGAGATAACGTATATGCATTGTAGTCTGCATACTGCGCTTCAAGCCCCTTTAGATAGTCTATGTCATATCCATGTTGCCAAGGTTTCATTTTTTTACCTTACGTTTTAAAATCATTCTCTTACGCATAGCACGTTGTGATTCAAATGCTGAAGCCTTTTGAGTATACACTTTTCCAAGCATATGGTCAAACTCATGCTGTGCAATTCTTGCTGTCATGCCAATGAACTGTTCAGTTCTCATTTCGCCAGTTTCATCTTGAAAACGAATGCGTACTGAGTCTGGACGTTTAACGTTTAGATACAGTAAAGGAAAACTCAAGCATCCTTCTTTCATCACAAGTTCTCTGTCTGAAGTATCAACAATTTTTGGATTGAATACTGCATATGGTTCGTTGCCAGTTCTCATGACAAAGACACGATATGGTTTCCCGACCTGATTTGCTGATAGTCCAAGCCCATCACTCTTAATCATCTTATCGTGTAATGCTTGTGCAAATTCTTTTGGATCGAATGGTGGGTTTTCAAAATCAAACTCTTTGCATTCTTGCAAAAGAACGGGTGATGTTTCTGGAACAAATTCAAGGTTCATGTGTTTCTCCTAATACATAATTTTCTGCATAATTTTCTGCTTCTTCTAACCCGTTAAAAAATGCAACAAACCAAGACCCTGATTCATTTCGCACTCTAACTTTATAGAATTTTTCATCTAAGTAGACATGTGCTTCTCTGTCTATATCTGTGCCATAATATTCACTCAATATTTTCATTTTGCAATCCTCGAAAAATTATTTACTTTTTCAAATCTAATCACGTTGGCAAACTTGTCTTGTAGAATATCACCTTTGTGTGATATGACAAACAGATTAGAACCTTCAAGCATGTTTAGAATCTTCATCAAATCTTCTGTACCATTTGTATCTAATGATGAATCAAAGATTTCATCAAGTATCAATATGTTTGTGCTGGCGCTGTTCTTCAACTTAGCAACAGCACGCCATGTTAACATCAATGCCATATCGATGCGTTGTTTCTCACCTTCGCTGAATGATGCATACGTAAAGTCATCACGATGGCGAGACTTGATTGTCTCTTTGAATGATTCATCCAAATTGAAGTTCACAAAGAAGTCCAATGAAGCAAGATACTTGTTAACTAACTTGTTAATCACTGGTATGTATTGACGAATAATTTTCGTTTTGATGCCTGTGTCTTTCAGTAAGTTTGTTGCAATTTCATAATACAAACGCTCTTCAGCAATAACTTTAATTTCAGATTCTAGTTCGGCTAGTTCTGTAGTCAACGTTGCAAGTTTTTCTTGTTCTGCATTAACATCATCTTTAACAGAACTCAATCGCAAAATCTCTTTATTGATATTGTCGATATGTCTTTGATTTACTCTGACCTCACTCTGTTCAAATGTCAACTGAGAATTCAATGTTTGAATCTGTTCAGCAATTGTTTCAATTTCAACAAGTCTACCATTAACAGAACCAAGTTCATCTCTAACTTTTTTCAACGCATCTTCAACTTCAGATATTTTTTTGTTTCTCTCTTCTACGATGTGCAGTTTATATTCATTGCCGATTGCTTGCTTACATGTAGGGCAATCATCGTTGTTATGATAAAAATCAATATCCGTATTAATCTTTTTGTGTGTCTTTCTCAAACTTTGTTCTAGCGTAGTGAATTTAGATAGCTTTGCATCCACTTTAGATTTGTCTGATATTTGTGTACAGATTTCTGACAAAGTTGTTTGTAGTGCCGTGCATCTAGTTTCACTCTCAACAATCAATGATTGTGTGTTAGCAATGTCTTGTTGCTTAGATAAAATCTGAGTAGCATTGTTCTTGTTCAACGAATCAATAAACTGAATCTGATATTGAATCTTTTCACTCTTCAAGTCTACTGCATACTTTGACTGCGAATGTTTTTCTTTCAGCAAAAGAAACTTATCTTTGAGAACGCTATTCATGCGTGAGAAGATTTGAATGTCTAACAAGTCTTCGATGATAGAACGTCTATCGCTTGCAGATAACTGCATGAATGGAGTAAACGATGCTGACCCCAACAAAACAATTTGAGTGAATGATTTGTAATTGAGTTTGAGAATGAATTTCTCTAGATGTTCTTGATAGTCTTTGACTGCGGCATCTTGATTGACTAGATGACCATTGCAGTAAATCTCAAACACGTTTGGTTTGATACCACGAACAATTTTGTATGACTTGTTGCCTGTGTCAAATTCGATTTCGACAGTACAATCTTTTTGATTGATTGTATTGACAAGCTGTCCTTTGTTGATATTACGAAATGGTTTTCCAAACAGCACAAAGCACAATGCATCAAGCATAGTAGATTTACCTGAACCATTGGCGCCAACAATCAATGTAGTATTGTTGCCATCTAAGTTCAGTTCAGTAAAGAAGTTACCAGTTGATAGAAAGTTCTTCCATCTCAAATTACGAAAAATAATCATTCTATATTTTCTTTGGATAGTGCCTCAACGTAAAGTTCACGCATCAATGTTTTAAGTTTATTAGTGTCTGAAATATTTAGGCTTTGTGTATCAATGAATGAAGAAAGAATTGTCATGGTGTCTTGCGCTTGGTCAATAATATCACTATCAGTTTCTTCATTCGATGCAGTAAAGTCTTCAACAATCGTAACGTCTACAGGACCAAATTTATAAATCTCATCTATCAACTTTTCAAATAGATAAGGATCCTGTTTATTCAAAACAACAACTTTCACATAAGCATTTGCATACTTAGAAAAGTCTATGTCTTTCAAGTCTTCAATCTTTAATTCATTGTCATCATAATTTATCTTATAGAACATTCGATGAGGATTCTCTACGAACGTTGTCTTCATTGTCTCTGTGTCTAATATACCAAAATGCTTTTTGTCTTTGTAATCATTCCAAAACAATTCATAAGGTGCACCAACATACGTGATGTTGTCGTGCTGTGATGGCGTATGATAGTGTCCGCTGTATACATGATTATAGTTGTTTAGAAACTTATAGTCAAGTCCTTCATGGCTATCTACACCACGGAACAATGGGAAGCCAGCAAGTTCAAAGTGTCCCATACACAATGGAGAAGATGTGTTCTTTACAAACTCATAAATTTCTTCTTCATTGCTTTTGCAAATCCATGGTATCATATCGATTTTGATTCCATCAACTTCAAGTGTACCAGGCTTCTGCCATAGTACAATGTTGTGATAATCTCTTAGCAACAAGTCTGGAGAATTAACTTCCAGACTTTCTTTCCAAAAGATATCGTGATTGCCAATCAATGCGTGAAGGGTAATGCCTTCTTCAACGCATCTGTCAAAGAAGTATCTGCGACTTTCCATCAATGAATGGAAGTTAATATACTTTCGTCTGTCAAATAAATCGCCAAGTTGAATAATTGTTCTTACGCCACGCTCTGCCAATTGTGGAAAGAATGTTTCATCATAAAATTTTTCATAGTAAGCATGAAACGCTTTGGAGTCATTTCTAACACCAAAGTGCGTATCACCTAATAGACATATTCTCATACTTTCGTTGCCCTTGCTTCTTCATTGTTGTACCTAAAGACTTGTCAATTATAGCACGAATTGCAGTCAAATGCAAGATAGCGGCATCTCTTAAATCTTGCGGTGACCTTTTATTGTCTACAATCTTTAGCCAATTCTCAAGTTGGGCTGGTATTGGTGTCTGCATTATCGTTCTCCAGAAATTCATCAAATACAGTTTCTGTCTTTTTCTTTCTAGGCTTTGCACTGGCAATCTTTTTCTCTTTATTCACTTCGAATGCTTTGATAAAGTCGCTAATGAATTCTTCGCTGTATGAATCATGCATCACGCCGTTTAGACTTGAAGAAACATATTCTTCGCCATTGTTTTCAATGAGAGAAGTAATGATTAAATTGTCCATGCTCTTATACTTGATGTACAAATGTTTTTTCTCTTTTTGAATTCTTCGCAAGAATGCATAGTAGATGATTTGGGTAAAATATGCAAATGGATTCTTAGACTTCTCAGGATCAAAATTATCAATGTACAGTAGACAGTTTTCAATACCATCAGATACCATATCTTCTTTGAATGTGTAGTTTGCAAAATTTGGCTTACGTGCCAAGTGGGTTGCAATTTTAAACAAGCATTCGCCAATGTACTCAGGTACTCTTGGGCGCTCTCCATTCGTTGCTTCTGCTTCTTTGACGCCTGCACGAAAGACAACCATCTCTTCTAAGAAATGTTCGTTGTTTACGTAATGTTTTACTTTTGCTGGTTTAGCGGTAGTGGTAGTAATAGTCATGTTTCACCTCAGTTAGTTGACAAACACTTGACAATGAGTTATTATTGCTGTGTCCTGTTTGATAAACACTTAATGTAATATATGATTGTTAGATGAAGTCATTGCTACTCTCATCTTATCAATCTCTTCCTTAATTTCAGACATCCTGTCTTCTGATGGACTTTCATTGTCAATCTCATCATCATCAGGCTCATTGTCCAAATCAAATTCGTTATATGCTTCGCCATAAACTCTAACAATTTCTGTAGTAGCTTCTGACACGGAAACAATACTTTGTTTAAAGATTCTAGCAGGAATGCTAAAATTCATAAGTGGATCCCATTTTGTAAGAGATAAACTGTACATGTGTTCATCTCTAGGAACAACAACAACTCTCATGGGTCTATGCACTTCAATGAAGCCTCTACTTTCCTCAACAACATTTCCGATGAGTGTATCACCGTTTGTTAATTTTAGTACTTTGCACAGCATTATTCTTCCTTTAAATTTAACGTATAGATTTTATATTCAAACTTTTCATCGTTGTAGATTTTCATCCGTTCAATAAAATGTTCTAACGTAAAATTCTTTCTACTCTTATAAGTCATGTCATCAGATATGTCATATAGAATAGCTTCTTTTTTATTGTCACCCAAACGCAATCCTCGCCCAATAGATTGTAGTGTTCTAATCTTACTCTTGCTTGGTGAAGCAAAAATAACATTGTGTAGATTACGAATGTTAATACCAGTAGAGAATGTTCCATACGATGCTACGATAATTGCATTCTCTTCTTCTTCAGTAATTCTACGAACTTCTTCTCTTTCATCTACGCCAACCGCACCATGAATAAAGAATACAGGTCTATTTTCTTCTACTGCGTCCTTAATCATATTATACAGTATTCTGCCGTGCTTGTCAACAAATTGATAGAGTAGAAGAGTGTTACCTTCTAAACTCATAGTTAGATTTCTAATGAATCTATTTCGTGACGGCTTACCTATAATGTAATTTATCTCATCTTGATATTTAAAATTCTTACCTAGTTTACACGATTCTTCATTGTGCTTAAGTACCAATGCTTTGATTCTAAACTTAGCTAATCGTCCAGAGTCAATCAATTCTTTTGTTGTTGTAATCTGTTTGACTTTACCGAATAATCCTTCTAAGACTAATCTATGTGTTTGTGTTCCATCTAGTGTGCCTGTCAATCCAAATCTATATTTGCACTCTGTTAGTTTTGTTAGAATAGATATCAACGACTTTGCTTTAAACAAATGCGCTTCATCTCCAACAACTAATTCAAATTCTTCAAACCATTCTTTTGGCATCTTGTAAATTGATTGCCATGTAGATATGACAATGGGGCAATCAGTTTGTTTGCTTGCACCTGACATAATCTGGTGTATGTATTTATCACTCTCAAATCCATAGTCTGCAAAGTCTTTGTATAGCTGTGCGACAAGTGAGATAGTAGGAACAATGATGAGAGTTTTACGATTTAAATATCTCGCAATGAGATATATGATAAGCGACTTGCCAGATGCTGTTGGTGATACTAATAAGTTTCTTCTACTACGTACTGCATGAATGAATGCATCTATTTGATAGTCTCTGACTTCAAATGGCACACCTAGAGTATCAATAAAGTCTTTTGCTTCTGCTACAGAGAATTCATCATACGTTTCTACTGATTCATCAAACTCAATTGTGTAGTCACGTTCTTTAGCAAACTTTTCTAAGTATGGAATCAAACCATAATAGATTTGTCTGTTCTGAGAATTGAATAGACGTATCTTTCCATCCCACACTTTGTTTTTAAATGCGGGCATGAATTTGTAACCGGGAACGTAGAACGTGAAGTATTCATTCAACTCCATTGCATCGGAGTTCTCACACTTGATGTGTGCGTAGACTTCATCTACTTTTGAGATATAGAGTTTATTGTACACCTTGCGTAAACTTCTTCCATTCTATAGCATTCTTAATCTGAAAATTGCGTTGGTTGAGATTCTTAATGACCTCTTCCAAAAACGCTAACTTTTCTTTTTGATTGATTATGCGAACATTGTTCTGTATAATATCTTTATCAGAGTCAAGGTACATATCAACTTCATTCTTCATCAATCGTTTAACAAAAGGCTCCCAATTGAGTTCGTCAAGTTCTTCTTGTGAAAGTTTTCCATTGTAATACTCATACTTCTTCAAAGATAAATCTTTGCTTTGAAACTCAAGTGCTTTGAGTTTGCGTCTTTCATCAAAATAAATTTTGAGATATTTACTGTGTAGTTCTGGTATCTTCAGAGATGCGATACCTAACTCTGTGGAGTCAACTGTAGCATCTAATCTCCACTCTTCCATCATTTGGTCTAATGTCATATTCAATCCCCATATCAAGTCAATCTAATCATAATAACACATTCCTAGGCAAATGTCAAATGTTTGTTGCTTCGTAGTAAGTATAGTTAAACGTTACTGTAGAGGTAATAAACTCTTGATTATCTACAGAAGAAAATTGCATGTCTCCTAAGTCGGTAGGATATACGCCATAGAATTCAATTTTAAAGTTTGGATTGTTTGCGTTTGTCTTAATGAACAATGTTGCATCAGAAGTTACGCTATTAATCAATTCATCGTTATCTTGCAAGCCGCCTCTCTTATCATACCCTTTTGGATTACCTAGCTTGAATATCCAATTGTAGATTTCATACCACGATTGCATGTCTTCATCAACTATGAATGTTAAAGCTAACGTACCAAAGTTGATTTGATTTCCCGGTAGACTTAATGCAGAAAATGGTGTGTTAACGCTAGTCGATTGTAATGACATGCTTGGCAAGTTTACAGCTTGTACAAAATATGTGAAGTTGGGAATTCGTCTAAGAATAAAATCAAATTTATTATTAGAAAGAAAACTTCTATTTACTGGTGTTGTTGTTAGGGTAGCCATATTATCTCCTCTTGTCTTCTATTTATGCAGACAAAAAAAAGAGGACCCTAAGGTCCTCTTTTCAATACCGATGTGTCTCGGTTTAATCAATTACATCAAGTTCGTAATTGCGATTCTACGATAGTAGATGTTCTTGTTAGCGAACGCTAATGCACCGTCAGCGGCTGAAGTTGCAAATGGGTTTGCGACCATACCGTAACGTGTTTTGAAACCAATCTTTGGTTGGAATGTGTCTTGACCAACTGCACGAACCATTTGCAACGGAACGTATGGGCAGTAGAACAAGCCAGCATCAAAAGCTGAAGTGCCTTTGTAACCGATTGTTGCATAGTGTGTACCAGATGTTGCGGCAAAATATGGATCGATATAAACCTTGATACGACCGTTCAATACACCAGCGAATGTGTTACCTGTGTCATCAACTTGCAAGTTGTTTGCAAGTGCTGGAGTGTAATCTAATACACCAGCCATTTGCAATGCAGATGCTACGTCTGAAGAACAGATAAGCACGTTACCTTTACCACGGCGAGTTGCTTTAGCAATTGCGTTAGACTCACGCTCTAATTGGAACATCAAGCCTTTGAATTTCTCAACAGACCAACGACCGTTAGCATCAACGTCAAGGTTGAATGTACCAGCAGTTGTAACGTTTTCTTGTGCGCCGATTGTAGCTGTCAAGTTAATTGTACGAACAACTTCACGGTTGATTTCAGCTAAAATTTCTGTAGAAAGAATGTTTGCTAATTCTTGTTCAGCATCCAAACCATGGACTGCTTTCAAGTCTTGTGCAAGTTCCATTGTGTATTCTGCTTTCAAAGCACGGCTCTTAGCAGTAACAGCAATCTTTTCGATGGAGAATGCCATCTCTTGGAATTGGTTACCGGCTGCGTCACCTAATGCTTCAGCAAGTGTTGTAGTCATACCAGTACCACGTGTGTACTCTGTACCAGCAGATAAGTCAGCAGGTGAAGAACCTGTTGAAGATTGTGTTGTATAACCGCTACCAGCAGAAGAGAATGCTGTGTTTGCTTCGTTGAACAATGCTTCTGTACCGCCTTGTGTTGCATAGCGTGAACGCATTGCAAAAATCAAGCCTGTTGGACCTGTCATTGGCTGAACACCGCAAATATCGTATGCGATTAAGTTTGGTGCAGAACGGCGAACCAAGCTAATTAAAACTGGATCATAAATGTCGATTGAGCCATCGCCTGCTACAGATGAAGATGCGCCCATTGCGTTAGCAGGTGCGGCTTCAGAAAGTAACGATGTTTGATTGCGGTAACCACCAGAACCCTGTGCATCTTCACGGCAAGCACGTTCTTGATTCTCAAGAAGTTGTGCCGTTACGGAACGCTTGTGGGAATCCTTGATTGCGGCTAAATCGCCATGGTCAAGAACTGGTGCCCATTTTTTTAAAAGATTTTCTACGCTCATGTTTTTCTCCTTTGAGTATTGTTTAATTTATTTATAAAAACTTATTTCTTGAGTGTTCTAGAAATATTTTGTACATAGTGGTTCATTACAGGAGTAAATGATTCTTCGATAGTAGAAACATCATCGTCCAAAGGAGCCGCTTTTTTGACTGTATCTTGTGTAGATTCATCAAAATATTTCTTCTTTGTTAGAAGAAGTTTTTGTTTGTAGTCTTGTTCAGAAACGAATTCAATGCCTTCTGCAAGTGATTTCAACTTTGCAGATTGAACTTCAGTAAGACCCTCTGAAACTTCGCTAACAATATGTTCTTTCTTGTAAACACTAATTTGTGCATTCAAGTTTGCATTTTCTGTAACTGCTTTGTCTAATTCAGACTCAAGCACTTCAACTTGTTCAGCAAATTCTTCGACAACATTTACTTTGTCTTCTGGAATGTCAACATAATGCTCTGTGAATAGGTTCTTTAAGCCAATCATAAAGTCTTCAGCCAATTCAGCTTTGATACCTTTTTCGATAGCAAGTTTGTTTTCTTCCATCCACTCAGTAACGACATACTCAAGGTATTCGTCAACTTTTGTAACCATGTTTTCGTTGATAGACGCAACTTCTGTATCAAGTTTAGTTGCATATTCTTCTTCTAACGCAGTTTTAGCTTCTTCGACTTTAGCGTAAATTGCCGCTTCGAAAATACTTTTTGCGTTTGCTTTGAATTCTTCAGAAAGAGATTCGCCAGAGAAAATAGCATCAATGTCTTCTTTCATCTTTGCTTGTTTTTTCTCTTTCATCATCTTTTCTTTCTCATCATCAGACTCTTCGCTATCGTCACTTTTCATTTCTTTAGCTTTTTTCTTTTCGATGGCCGCTTTTAACGCTGGTGGAAGTTCTCCTTCCAACAATTCGTCATCCTTGTCTATTACTTGTTCTGTCATAGCAGTTCTCCTTTGTATGATATTTAAAATTTATTAGTATATGTATTTATACAAAATTATAGCTTGGAGATGAAATCTTTAAACACTTTTATCATGTTTTCTTCTAAGTCTTTCTTAGAAGACTTCTGAATGACTTGTCTCTGCGTTGAAATATCGGCTTCTCTAATGATTCCGTTATCCCAAACCCATGCTTT